TACTTTCTCGAAGAACCCCATGCCCTAATCATGCGGCATGGGGGTGACAAACCGGCTATTCGTTGTGGTTACGGTAGATATTTCGGGCGGCACTTTTAGCGGCATAGGGGTCATCATGGCCGGTTTTCAAGTGGCGCGCTAGGGCATACCAGGCGGAATTGCGGTCATCATGCAGTTCTCGCCACTCACATTTATCACAAGTGATGAGGATAGTATGGTCGGTGGCATCAATTGCTGGTGATTTACGTTTTTGGTTTCGCATAATTTATCCAATAAACGGCTCGGGAATGGCGGTCTCGGGGATTTGGTAGCCGGCAAGGGCGGCTAGGCCGGCTTCTAGGCGGGCGGTGCCAGCGGCGCTATTGCGTCTGCTGAACATTCGCCCTTTTTCGCCAACGTTGCGGAGTTCGGCTACGTCTAGTTCGTATTCGACACCGGCACAGCGGCGGACTCGGATAGGCATGGTGTCTGCTTCCTGGTCCAACGCCTGTAGAAAGTCTTCGGTGGCGGCGATCATTTCATCGGTGGATAGGGGTTTCCAATGTTCAGGCATGGCAATGGCCAGCTGGTCAGCTAGGCGTTTCGTTGGTCCGTATGCATCGCCGCATACTTCGGTGGCGATACCGCGGCGCACCAGCTCTTGGGTAGTGTCGATGACCCATTGCCGGCCGGGGCGGGCGTCGATGATCTCGATACCTACGCCCTGACCCTGGTTGATGGTGCCTACCGCGGCTAGGGCGGTGGTGGCACCGTCCCAGGACACGCCAACCCCCAGGGTGACCGGACCGTCGTCTAGCGGCACCGTCGTGGTGATACCGCGGTAGGCGTCTAGATCAATGGCCTTCTGCCTAGTGTTCTTTGAGCGCACATTGCCGTATGCCCTAAGCCACTCGTTGAAGTCCATATCCTCGTTTTCCAAAGGTTCGAGAACTTTTTCTCGGGTGCATAGTCCGGCCGCTACACCCGGGTGAGCAGCCAAGACGTCCTCGATAGTGAAGGAAGTGACCTCCTGAGGGTCAGCGGAGGTGCCGACACCGTAGTCAATCACCGCCACACGTGGCGATGGTTCGGCGATAGCCTTGTTGAGGCGGGCATGCCAGTAGTCGGATTCGGCGTCACCAGCGGCGCTAATCTGCACAATCTGGCTGTTATTCCTGGTCAGCTGGGTAGCACGCACCGCCTGCATCAAATCTTTACCTTGCTTCTGGGTAAAAGCCCACTGTTCGTCGGCAATAATTTTATCGCCTTGGCCACCATGAAGATACTGGCTAGTCGGCGGCATAGGGCGGATTTGGGACCCCGTGGCCACCACCACCGTCCTGGTCGCCCCAGCAGCAAGCTTGGTGTCCACGATCCCCAGGGGTTCCAGATACTTTTTGCTGGGCTCTACCAGCTCAGCGAGAAAACGCTCCCTAGCCGCCATACCGGTCTGGGCGGTAAACCACAGCTTCTGATAGGGGCGAGTCATGGCTACGTACATGAGCCAGTCCATGATGCATGTGGTTTTACCGGTCTGCCTGGGGAAACTCACCAGAATGGTGGTGAAAACCGGTGTTCCGTCAGGCCACTTGGCAACCAGGCGTTCCAAGATTTCCACCTGGTAGAACGTCGGCGACCGGCCCAGCAGGGCGGCAACCTTCTTCACCGCCCTGAGGTCAACAATTGCCCCCTCGGGGATAGGGGTTAGATAGCGGGGCTCTACTCTTCCTGGTAGCCAGGTGCGCATTATTCGGGGTCGGCCTCTAGGGCGGCTAGGTCCTCGAATAGCTGCTTGGCCAGGTCTTCGCTTTCCAGCTTCCGGCTCTCGGGCGTCATATGCGCCGCAGTCAATGCCTCGGTCATGGCCGGAATCAATTTGGCTGGACCATAGGGGCGATCTTGCTTTTCCAAAGCATCGAGTGCCCAGGCGCCTGCTCGAAGCACTGTGGCGATCCCTTCATCTATAGGGTGAATCACTTGATTCTCGCGGGCGGCGTCAAGGGCGGCGTCCATGGCCATGGAATGCCTGCCACGCAAAACGCAATCGGGCTGCTTAACGGCTTCGGCCTCGAAAAGGGCCTCCTGGCCCTCGCGGGGGCGTTTCGGATCAGGGCGTGGCATGGGGTTTGACCTCCTGGTTTAGTTAATGTACCGACCCCGGGGGTTGGGGCCCAAAGAGAGAAAAAGAGTGCTGGCGCGGGACTGCCTAGGGGTCGGCCGGTTCTAAAAACCATCGCCGGCTCGGCGCCGCGTCACCGTCCCGACTTATAAGCGGGTGCAATCGGAACCACTCTTCGAGCGGCATGTCTTGGCGCGATGAGTTGCACGACTGGTGAGCCGGACGCAAGTTGTCTAGGTCATCACTACCACCGGCCGCCCGTGGTACCAGATGGTCGGCAGTGGTAGCGCCATAGGCGCCGCACAAGTGACACCTGGTGCCGAACTCCGCCAGACATGCGGCGGTGCGTTCGGTAGCGTATCGTCCGGCCCATGCCGGCCTACCTTCAGCAGGCATAGCCGTAGTCGTTCTGCGTACCATATAGGCGCTCACGCACGTAGGCGTGGGCGGCGGCGAAAGTGGAGAAGGACACCAACCTTATGCAGATTCCCCTTCTCCATGAGACCTCCCACAGACCGTCCTTGACCTTCTTCACCTTATATCTCACTTTATCCATAGCGTTTTCCGATTCCACCAGCTAGTAGCTCACGCGGTCCGGTGGTTTCCATTTCCTCATATAGTCGTTCATGAATGTAGTCGTGAGCAGCACGGAAGGAAGCAAACCGGTCGTACCTGATAGGCCAGCCATTCCAGCGAGTGACTACCATCCAGTCCTCTGGCAGGTGGCGTTTGAACACCTTGAATCGCCTCTTACTCATATCATTATCCTATTCTTTAGGTACTTCCAACCCTAGCTTTACAAACTCCTCACTGGTCCGCTCGATCCCGAACCGGGTATATTCATGCTTCATCATGGTTCGATATAGTTTCCTGATGAACAACTCGGCGGCGTCGATATCGTAGTCCGCAAGCGTCTTTATCGCCGCAACCATAGCGCTGGTTGCGGCGTTCATCTGTTCCTCGTCCTCAGCGTTATAGACGCTATTAAACAACGCAGACACTATGATTTGGGGCGTTGGCTTTACCTTATGTTGATTCATTACTTTTCCTTTTCTTCCTGTTGCTGACCATTGTTGCGTATCGCCCCCGTCGGTGTCGGTTGCGGCGTTTTCTGCGCCATTTTGAGCTTCTAGCCATAGGCTATCTCCCTTAGGCGTTTTCGGGCGGCGTTTGCCTTGGCACCACCAGCGATGGGGATATCTACACCGGCCATGACTACACCGGCCATTCGGGGAGTGGCTGTGAGCGCGTAGACGGCACAATCCCGAATAAGGGGGCAGTCTGCGCATAGAGCGTGTGCTCTAATAGTTCTAGGCTTTTTCGCCAGTGGGTGACCCCGCCAAGCTTCGGCGTTGTCCAGGTCCCACAGATGAGGCGCCGCAATGCATTTCGCTTTTGACCAACAAACTTTTTTAGGCATTTCGCCCCCGGGGTAGTACAGGTGATACAGGTGGTACAGGGGAGTGGTTGGGGAGGGTGCATAGGGGTAGGTGGTAGGTGGTAGGGGTTGGTGGTTCCGGTAGGCCAGGATAGGTAGAAGGTGAAGGCTAGGTAGTAGGGGGTTAGGGCAGTAGCCTAGGGAGAACCCCCAAGGGGTTCCCGGCTAGATGGCCTCCCCATTGGCGAAAATCCCATTTTTGACCGCTTCCATTGCCACCCCATGCCAAGTAGCCGTTCCGCCTCCTTGCGGA